GTAACCGTCAAACAAACCATCAATACCGTAAGTGCGGCATCCGATACGATGCAAGACGGCTGAGTTAATTTGTGATGATTGGTTTAACGGAGGATATGTAGTAGCACTGAAAGCTGTTACTTGAACCCCATTGATATACAACATTGCTCTATTTGCAGCAGTTGCATTAGCGGAATCATAAACAAAGACAAGGTGATACCAAGCAGAAGGATCACGAAATTTTTGGGTTGTGTAAATGTACGTTGTTGACGAGTTGGCCTGCGCGAACATGATCGAGTCCATTGCCGCGCCAGTGCTCGCAATGAAACTCAGATAATCTTCACTTGCAGAAGAGCCAGTGCCTGCGTTGATGAAGGTGTAGCCATTTCCGCTTCCAAACTCACCACGCTTGAACCAACAAGAGTATGTCCACTTCTTGTTGTTTGTAGGTGTAGTTGGTGTTCGATTGAGATAAGCGGAAGCACTGGAGCGCAGACGCACAGAGCGGCTGATCTGGTAACCCTCGTCACCAGTAGCTAAAAGTTGTGAAGAATCAATTACACTCATTTTACGTCCGATAGAAGTTTGGCAGTGATACGTGTACTACTTTCCACATAATAGACCAAAACATCCACGGCGCTTGCTGTAGTGGTTAATGTGGGAGCAGTTCCACCAGGAAATTTCCAATAACTACCATAAGCCAGGGTACGAGAACCTGTACCGTCTTGTGTAATTACAATAGTACCAGATTGCCCTGCTGTTTGGTTAGATGGATTAGCTAAAGTGCGGTTACCGCCAAGAGTCACTGAGAAATAGTTTCCAGCATTAAAATCAGCAGTAATGGTTGTGCCATCAGTTAGAGCACTAGGAGTACCTCGTTGTGCTTTAGTAAACGATTGGTTGACGTTTGTCTTAGCTGTAGCAGCATCGTAGGCTTGTACAGAAACACCAATATCGGTTGTCTGAAGCATTGCGGCCATAGCAGCAGCAATGGGACGCAATTCAACTTTATCACCAGCATTCCATGCCTGTGCAGTTGTACCGTCTTGGCCACGAACAATAGTGAATGTATCACTCGTACGTGCAGTAACTTTTACAATTTCTACAGCCCCACTCAAGTTTGCCAACGTAACATAAAACACGTCAGAACCGGATAATGTGGGGAAGAGTGCTCCAGCGCCAGTGGCAACTGCCAACGACGTCACTGAGGAGTTAATTCCAGCAGAGAGGGTCGTTGTTGCATTGTTAGTAAACTTGATGGTCATGTCATTAGCCCACAGTGATGGTCCAAGTGATCGTCAACGAGTCAGCAGAACCTTTGTTAATAGCAGAGAAAACGATACGAGAAAGCATTGTACCAGAGCTAGAGGCATTGAAAATACCAGCTTCTGTCAAAGCACCTGTACCTGTACCAGCTGCATAAGTAGTCACCAAGGTAACCACGTTAGCAGCAACGCTGGAAGAGGTAAAGGCTTGGCGAACCAGTTCAGAACCCAAAGAGGTGTCACCAACAGCGGCTGCTGTGGTGTTTGTACCGATAGCCATGTAGGTAAAGGGACTTGCTGAGCTGTTAATGACAGCGCTAGCCAAGAAATTTTTACCAGTGTTAACAATCAAGTTCTTCTTTTCAAGAACAATTTCATCGTTCAGTTTGATGCAAACATCGCCACGAAGATTGAGAGAGTCGTTCATATTTTATCCTAATGCTAGTGTGTCTAGTGCAGCACCATTCAAAGCAGTGGTACTAGAGAAAGTTGTTGACAACGATTCTGTCACAGACACAGAATCAGAGATAGATTTGTTAATTACAAAAGCTTTTACATCAGCAAGAGACAGTGTATCAGCATTGTGTTCTGTTTCAGCAAAGTATACAGATTCACCCAGAGTAATTATGTCAGATAGTGGTCTGTTTAGGTTTGTACTCATTGTTTCTGAAAGAGAAACACTCTCAGAGAAAGCACGAGCCAAAGAAACTAAAAGACTTTCTGTAATCTGGAAAGTTTCGTAAAGAGAACTCTTGTCTGTATAGTTGAATGCAAAAGTGTCAAAAGCGTTTGTGTTAAGGGCATTACTAGAAGTAAGAGCATCACCAACATATTTAGTGATATTCTTAACCACAGTTTCATTCACGCCCAATGCATCAGCTTGATTATACCACAGATTCTCTGGGATATATGTATCTTCTGCAGGATAGGGTCTTGCCCACGGCACAGAGATTTGTTCACGTTGTACACGAAGCAGATCTTGTGGATGACGTTGTTCCCAGTCCTCTTGACACACCATGAGTCCATCCCACCGTTTTTGAAGCTGATTAGCTTTAAATTTACGGCCACATGAATCGCATAGTGCGTTCCAGTTTCCTAAAATGAGATGGTTCTTCATACAATCACTTCAAGAAAAGTAGTTTGTAGATTGTAGAGCGGAATAGTTTAACTATTTCATCTACATCATTTTGTAGGGCAGAGTCTGTACCAAAAGCCTCTTTTCTGTTATCCTGAATCCACTTTTTAGTGTCTTGGAAGTATTTGAGAGGTTCTGTTTCCTTTGAACCAAGGGGTGAGAGCTTTACTTTTTCCTCAAACTCCCCTTGCCATTGTTCAGTAAGTGCATCCGTCAAGTCTACAATTTCATCATAGAAAGTTTCTAGAGCTTTATGCTGTGCATAGCTATCTGTTGCCAGATGCATCTGATGAGCAATGGTGCGGCTTAGGAATAAAACATTAATAAATTTGCTAGCCGCTTCCTTATTCATTGTTAGCCCCCGTAATAGACGATGAACGTAGCACCTGTACCAGTTACGTCGGCATAAATTCCGTTTTCGACAATTACCGGATTTTCAAAGATAAAGTGTGCTGCCAAATTGGCACCAACACATTTAGCTTTTACTGCAATCTTGTTTGCTGCAGAGGTATTGTCATACAAATCAACGGTAGCTGCGTTAGTACCGTCAGTAAACACTGTGATCGCGTTAATACGATTGCGACCAGTAAAAATCAAGGTGTCAGCGTTCAATACACCTGTAGAAAGAGACGAAGCCATTTCTCACTCCTGTAAGATCAATTAAGCACGAAAAGGGGCGCAAGGCCCCTTCCCATTAACGAATATACGTTACGAGCACGTTCCAAGGACCACCTGTTGTGGAGGCAGTACCTGTTTCACCGTACTTGGCGACAATCGTAATATCGCCATTCAAAGGAACTGGTTGCAGATTGGGAAGACCACTTAGAGTCACTTCACCTGTAACAGCGCCGTTTGTTTTCACGTTGTAAGTACCAGACGAAATAGTACCACCAGTATTTGCCACAGTGAATGTCAATGTAGCAGTAGTACCTGCGTCAGATGCGGTAGAACCAAAAACCTTCAAACCAATGATAGATGCGTCTGCAGGCAGAACAACTTTCAATGTGTCAGAAGTTTCAGTGGTAGCCACCTTAAATGCTTTAGCAACAACGTCCTTACTAACTGGAATGTTAGTTGTTGGACCAGTGCTGCTCAAAACAGTAATGTCGGTTGCAAGAAAACCCATATTAACTCCTTAAATAAGAAGGGATGTTACCATCCCCTCAGGTTAATTAGGCGCCAGCAGAACCGTACAGACCACGGGGATCGGTCCAGCCGAAGCTGTAACGAGCAGTAGCCTTGAACTTAGCGTTCTCAGTATCCCAATCATTGTCCATGTCGAATGCATCAGCACGACGCTCGAAATACTTCATGCCGTGAGGCACGTTAGTACGGATGAACCAAGCATCTGCATCTGTCAAGAAATGGTTGACGTGAATTGTAGGAATCAGGCCAGAAGTCTTGATAGCGTTCAGATCGTTGTTGTCAGTACCGACACGACCATCAGAACCCAAGATACGCTTAGCTTCAAATTGGAGCTGACGTGGGATGATGAGGGACTCAGGCTTAACAGCGATGAGCAGACCGGCGTCGTTGGTGAAACCAGCGATGTCAATACATGCTTGTTCCAGAGCAGCTTCCGACAAGTCAGAGGCAGTGCTCAGGGTGTTAGACCATGTGCCACCTTTGATGTTAGGGTGATCCGAAGCAATCAAAGCCTTACCGTCACCACCTGTATAAGAGGTGTTGAAAGCGCGGTTGTACACGTTAGCACCGAGAACTTCTTTAGTTTGACGCATAGAGAAGGCCAAACCTTGAGCTTTACGCTGACCGACCACATCATACTGGTCGTCTTCCATCATCTCACGAGTGATGATGAAACCAAGAGCCATCACAACGTGTTGATAACGTGTGATAAAACCTTGCTTCTCGCTGTCATAGCTGATGGGCGCGCCTTCAGACTTTTGAACAGCCAAACCAAAGGAACTGATACCGACATCTTCTTCAAACGCTTTTTGCGATGTGAACTTGTCGAACAGTTGATCGTATTCGGTGTCGTATTCGTTATACGCTTTACCGTACCATGCGTTTACGCCAGGCCAAAGGGCCTTGGCAAATGAGCCGCTATTGATAATAGACATATTCTATTTCTCCTCTAATTAATAACCAGTTGCACCAGTACCAGTGCCATAAGCAACTTGGTTCAGCTTCACGTAGTAGCTGAAATAGGTGTCACCAGGAATGTTGTCAGGACGGTTGGGGAAACCCACGACCTTCAGAGGCAGAGTAGCGGTTGTAGCCAAACCAGAGCTGTCCAACTGCATACCAGAAGCGCCAGTAGTGGTGCTGCCAGCAGTAGTAGTGAACTGACCGTTGAGACCCACGTTAGCAGTGATGGTAGCAGCGGCAACGCTAGTACCAGCATACTGCACTTCATAGATCACGTTAGGATCATCACAAACCAACAGATAACGGTCTGTAGAAGCTGCACGATACACAGGGGTATTCAGGTTGTTGACAGGAGGAACGTTAGTAACGTCACCCACACCAGTAAACACGATACCCACGACGATACCGACTGCAACGTCAGTAGCGCCAGCGCGAGTCACTGTGGGAGCGCCGGTAGCTGCACGAGCGTCACCAGCGAGTTTCACAGCATCGCCCACCATAATCACGGTGGAGTCAGACGAAGGCACAAAGTACAAGTTGGCTTGGCCATTGTACGGAGCACCTGTAATAGATTTAACGGGACGGAACCCGTTAGCACGAGATACACTTGCCATTAGCAATTCTCCATTAATTAAATAGACATTTCCTAATAGCACTTATAGTTGTTTGTTAGCCTCGAGAAATTTCGAGCTTACCGTAAGTACCATCAAGAGCTTTTGCTTTGGTGGCTTGTTCCAGCTGGTTAACATGTTCCTGTTTTCGTGCCTGATCCTCTTCATACCATTCGCGTTTAATGCGAACAACGAAGGCTTTCTGGCCTTGACCAACGGACAAGTGGGCTTTCGAGCCTTCAGCGGATGCTGAGTTCACTCGTTTGTCCCCCACCCTCACAGAATCCGCTTCAACCAGCTCATAGCCAGCATCCATGAATTCCTGCACTCGATCTCCCGAGTCATTAATAATTCTATATACGTAGTTGGGGTCTTTACCAGCTACAGTTAAAACATTTCGTGTACCAACGGGCACACGCTGCGGACGACCACTCGGTGCTTTCGCAATAGCTTCTTTTTTGTCACTCATAATTAAGCTCCTTTAATACGTTTGAGTTCAGCCATGTATTCCTTTTCAGTCATAACACCAGTCCGAACAAAACGCTGCATCACTCGACGCTCATCATCAGAAAGTTGTACATTATCTGCACTCTTTCCGCCTTTATTTGTAGAACCCTCTACCGCCCCAGGTTTATCACGGTTAGGATTCTTAAATTTGTGTGGGAATTCTTCTCGAACTTGTCGTTCAACCTCAGCCAACACAGCAGCAGGTGATTTACCTGCCATTGCGAGACGTTGCCCCAACGCATCAGCAAAGATCTTCATGTTCTGGTCCCTATCGTACCAAGAGTTGCGGTCTACCCATGCAACAAACTCAGGATTCATTTCGGGAACAGCTGGTTCATTTGCTTGCGCGGCAAGTTTACGTTGTTCTTCTTTAACAAGGTCGATCTGGTCGTCAATTTGGACAACAGATTGTGCATCGCCTTCTTCAATGGCTTGCACTTTTTGAGCCTTAAGGGTATCAATCGCTCGTTTGTACTCCGTTTCACGGGTACGAGCATGATGTCCTTTTAAGTCTTCAAGAGCTTTCTTGAATTCCTTAATGGTTCGGTTTTGATCTTCAATTTTCTTGAATAGTTCACCACGATCCAAAAATTCTTTGGCAGGACGCCATTGTTCTGGATCACCTTCCCATTCTTCTTGAGGAACCCAGCCTTGTTCAGCAGCTTTCTGCTCAACAGCGGACAGTTGTTTAGGTTCATCTTTGGGAGCTTCGCTACCAGCAATGTTTTCTGGAGCAAGTTCTTGGTCAGCCATCTAGGGCCTCCTTATTCTTTAAATATACAAACGACATCTTCATCGTTGAGGATGACGTACTCTTCTTCAGTCTTAGGATCGGTAATAATTTTACCAGCAAATCGTGCATACGCAATATAGTCCCCTTCTTTAATGGGGGAATCAGCGTTAAAGTCACGGAAAGCTGTCGGTCCTAGTGAAACTACTGTACCTGTATCAACCCCTGCCTGAGCACGTTTCTTGTCCTCATGTTCTGGGATAACAATACCAAGTTTTTTAGCTTGTTGGTGAGTCTTGTCGACTTCCTCAAGCTTGTCAGCTTTGACTAAAATTCTGTGTAAGGTAGGAATAATCATTGAGTCTCCTCATCGCCCTCAAAATCCATAAGCAACAAGTCTTTGTAGGCTTGAATTGCTCCTGAATAACGGCTATCTTGGGTTGGGTTTACACCCGCACTGTCTCCAAGCATAGCCTGTAATGTTTGAATGCGTTCCTGAAGTTGACTGAAAACAACCTGAGTGACAGGGTGACGTTTCCAGTCTAAGAAGTCTGCCTTATTCATGCTTTCTTAGGTTCCTTTTTCGGCTCTTTTGCCTTTTGTTTGGCGGCAGCGTCGGCATGACTCAGTTTTTGCTTATGCTCAGCATCAGCTTGCATCAATTTCTGGATAAAAGCAGCTTGCTCTTGAGCAGAAAAGATGCGTTGTTTGTGTACAGCCTCTGCAGCCTGGATATTAGCCATGTCAGCACGGTGTTGCATGTCTTGTTCATGCTCCTGTTGCTTCATAGCCAGTTGAACTTCACGATCACGGGCCTCAAGTTGCATCTTATGTTGCTGTGCTTGAGCCTGCATTCCAATTTTTTGCTGTTCCATCTGACCCTTCATCTGCATTTCTAACATTTTGGGGTCAGGTTGTTGCGGAACTTGTCCTGATTGAGCAATTTCAGGCTTAATCAGTTCTTGCCAGTTAGGTTGTTCCTGTGCATCCAGTACGCGAGTGATAACTTTCACTGGATCTAGGATACCTGTAGGCAACAATTCCATCAAACCCTGTGCTTTCAGTAACTTCTCTGTCTGAGAAACTGCAGTGGGGTCTGCATTTGGAACAATTTTGTGTACTTTAGGATCAAAGTCTCCTGCCGAAATTGGAATTTCGAGATCTTCAACCATTGTATTTGGGTTCAAATACAGGTAGTTGAGACGGGAGAGCTTTGCAAATTCCTCACCAAGAGCACGGTACAGACGCTTATAGACGGCTGTAAACACCTTCATGCCCTGTTCAATTGTGGCCATCGTGGTAGTTGCTGGAGTGTTTTGTCCAGGCATCTTACCAACGAAAATTTCAGCCACAGAAGCCAGTTCTTTACCAGAGGAGATGAGAGAACCCATCAACTGGAAGAGAACGTTTGAAGGTTCCCGTGTGGGGAGAGGAACAATTTGTTGTTTAAGATCGACGCCAGTAGCGTTAACTGCTTTCCACTCACCAGGAGAGAAGCGATTATCACCCATACGGATACGCAATCCTTTACCGATGAAGCCAGACTGCAGAGTGGACAAGTGGCCACTGTCAAGCAACTGGTTAATCAAGGTGTTAACTGACTCGTTCAGCGGACCTAACAGAACGCCGAAACCAATGTCATAAAAACCACCATCAGGATTGGGAACAAAACCAAACTTAGTGTAATATTGGATGGGGTCAATCTTTTGGAGTTTACCATCTGGTCCAAGCTTGATTGTCGTCTCATCGAACCTCGCCACAATGCGAACAACCTTTTTGCTCTCCTTATGGAATGTGACAATGTATGGTTCTTTGTAGCCATCTTCGTCCAAGTCCAGGAAAGTGTGTTGCTCAATGAAAGTATAAGGAGTTGTCTCATCCACCACGGAAGGACCAGGTTTATCTGTCAATGGTTGAGGAGCACGACCGAGGTCAAGATCCAACCACAAGCCAGATTGCTGGCGCTCTTTAACTTTACGCGGCGACATTTCGATGATCTCAGAGATACGCTCTGCATCGCATAAATGTCGTGTCCAGTGATTAATCACCAGATTCTTGGGCATCACAATGTGAGAGCAGTTTGTCTCTTTCAGTGAATCCCAATATGTCTTTTTAAACATCGTGCCGATAATAGGAAGCATGATGAGGAGCTTGTCCATGTCCTCTTCCCAGCCTTCCATTTCTTGCATGACCTGGTAGGACATGTACACAGAAACAGCTTCAGCAATCTTGCTCTTTGCTCCAGAAGGGTCTTTGCCAACTACTTTAGCGTTGACAATGCGACCGTTAGATGGGACCAAAGAGGGATAAGCGCGGGCAGCGAACTGCATAGCAGCAGTGCTAAGCAAGGGGTATTTGACGTTAGAAGCACCAACCCAGGGGTAGGTTTTAGGCTCAATAGTTTGTTTAGCCAGCTTTGTCCATTCGTCAACATGCTTAATCCAATCTTGTCGTGACTGCTCATCCAAGTCGTAGCCTGCAAAGGCGTCTTGACCAATCTTGCGAAGCTGGGCTTCATCAAGGGATTCAGCAATGTTTGTGCTCTCTAGCAAAACTGCCAAAGACTTTTGATCTTCATCCATTATCAATATCCTGTGTATGCGTTACGCCCTTGGTTGGAGAAACCCGACATTTCAAGTTCGTCGGCATATAGTTCATCTTCCTCTTCTTCCTTGGTAGGAGCCTCGATAAGCTGGTCAAGCAATAAACCCAGGTAGGCAAAAGCGTCAACCTGGTCATCATGCTTACCACGGGGAAAAGCCAACATCTCGTTCTCGAAGACAGGATACCAATCCCCTTCTTTGTCAAACTTAACCCCATGTGCGCGTAGACGGGCTTGAATGCTACGTGCTCGTGTGGGCTTGTCTTTACCTCCATGCTTTAGCGGCAAAAGAGAAATATAAGTGTTATTTTTAACCATCTCTTCACGCAAGAATGGGCCAATGGCTTTGGAGATCTGCATGTCTTCCACACCCATTGCAACAGGATCATAGAGTTTCTGAAGGGCTAGGAAAGTGTCAACAATTTCTTTGCCGTCCATACGCTCACGAATCACATTCTTTACATGAAGCACTTTTTCCTCATCTACACCAGCAATGACAAAAACTGAGAAGTCAGCCTTCTCGCTTTCAGAAATAGCCAAGTCAGCGGTGATGTAGTAGTTGAGCTTCTTCTGACGATCATCTTGAGATATACTCAGAAAGTCGCTTCGTTTGAAGAACGAAACACTCTCGTCAATCGGCTCGTTTAAATATTCCTGACTGTAAATGTCAGTGGTTCCGTCCTTTACGGCTTCTTCGTACAGCATCCTAAAGTCTGCAGCACTCTTCTTAGAAGGCCAAAGCAAACGGCTAAAATCAGAATTGTGGGCACGATATTTAACTGCCTTCCACATACCTTTACGCAAGGAGTATTGTTTAAGTTCTTCTTTAACCGTCATCTTGTCTGACGGGTTTGGCATGACACGTTCTAGCAAGCTATCAGCATGCAAGATTGTACCCACCATACGTACAATTCCATTATCGCTACGACAGGGGAGGAGAGCGCCTTTAAACCACTTACGCATCTTCTCACGACGATCCTTGTTCATGACAAGTTCATCGTTTTCCATATCATCACACATAATGATGTCAGGACGAGACCCATTCCAAATCAATCCACGGAGCTTCTGTTCCGCTCCCTTGGCAATGATCCTGAATTTATGTCCGTCCTCACATTCAACAATAATGTCTGTTTCGGTGTCTTTAGCAAACTTGACAAGACCTTTGTCATCTCGCTTAATACCGAACAGCTCTATTAGTTCTTGGTTGTCCTGAAGTTCTTGTTTGAAGGTTCCAAGGAACAAGCTGGCCTGTGCTTCCGTATCAGATACAAGAAGCATGAACTTACGCTCCCTAAAAAGAAGAGTAGCAAGTCCGTAACCGAGAGTAACCCCAGTAGACTTAGCATGCCCACGAGGAGCAGCAATCGCAACAAACTTGTCAGGTCCACAACATAGGTCCCAGCATTCATGGTGAAAATCAGGTGAAGAGCTCTGTCCATCGAAGCGACTGGCGAGGACAGAACCTACAAATCCAGCAACAACTTCTTTGGTAAGCTTCATTTATCGTTCTCTCTTTGAGGTTTGACTTTTGAGGGACCCGTCAGCTCTGCGCGCAAAGCTTCGATTTCTTCCTTCAGATACCACTCGGGTATTGGCCATCGAGTTGGCTCCCCCGTGAGATAGGGGTTGGATGTGGTCGAGATCTTTACCGTCTCCTTTATGGGTAATGCCTCTTTCATTGGCCTGTCTCCTTAGGACCGTCCTCAGGGATCTGTTGTGACGCTGTTTCGCTCGGCTGTGGTACAGCTGATACTCCTTCGCGTAATCCCGATGACCATTCGTCATGTACGGCATTGGTAGTTTCCTTTACGGTTACATCCGTCACGTCTACGATGACAGGAGGTTGTTCAGTTTTTTTCATGACAAAGGAAGCAAACTTCTCTGCCAGCTGTTCTAGACGATCGACGTCCTGAACTTGCTCTTGGGCAGGAGCTGCAGCCTTTTCCAACATTGTTCGTTTGTCCATGAGGTCTACAGCAACTTTGTGAGCATCTCGGATGTTCACTGGTTTACGAACCATCTGACCAGATTTCTGGTCGTACATCCAATCCCCAGCAACCAACCTATCCTCAACAGCAATAAGACTAGCCTCCACCAGCTTCTTCAAACGAGCTGACATCTCCATGTTTTCTTGGAGACGGAGGTCTTCAACAACGTTCTTCCACCATTC